CGACGCCTGGAACACCAGCGAGAGAACCTCTTGCGCTATGGCGTCTCGGGATAGACCTGCATCGTGCCGAACCGCACCTGACCGCCGGCATCGAACAGGTCGATCGCCAGCTGAGAGACCTGGAATTCGTCGCGGTTGAACGTGAACGAGTCGTCCGTGAGCCGCACCGAGCTCAGGGGAATCGTCCACAGCATGTTGATGCCAACGTCGGTGAGCAGCCGCACGCGCATCTGCCCCTGGAATACAAACTGCGTGAAGGGCTTGAGCTGATCGTGATCGACCAGAACGTGATCGTAGGCGGCTTGCATTGGCTGGAAGTTTTTGAACTCGTCCGAGGCGCCATTGAACGAGAGCACGCGCACCCGGCCGGGCTTTGGGTCGACGGTGAAATCGGTATTCAGCACGGTCGCAAACGTCGGCTCGTAGGTCGCCTCGATCAGCACACCGCTCGCGGGCGCCTCACCCGCGGGATAGGTGATCTGCCCGCCCGTCGCGACGGCACCCGTCACGATGGCGATCTCTCCAGCCATCGGCGTAGAGCCGGCGACGAGGTCGCCTGTGCGGTCGACCACCGTCAGGCCGGTTGTCTCGCGGTACAGCGAGACGTCGCCGATGACGTTGATTTTGAAATCCAGTGTGAAGTCGCCCGTCGTCTCTCCGAACGTCCCGCCCTGCCCCGTGCCCACGCTCTCGAGCACGATCTCATCCGCCGTCACGACGACCGTTGAGTCATCGAGCAGCTGATTCGTCAGGTCCAGGAAGTCCTCGGGATCGTCGGTCAGCACGAACGGGTCGCCGACGACCGAATTCGCGGCCGCTCCGACGATGTTGACCAGCGTCGACGAGCCGAACATCAGTTGCATGTTCTCTGGGCTGTGCTGGAACAGCCCGACGTTCAGCACCGCATCGAATTGGCGCACGAGCTCGCGCACCTTGACCGAGACGCCGCTTTGCGCCGATCTGAGCGTCACGAGCTCGAGCGACTTGGCAATCTCTGCCGAGTCGACGATGCCGAGCGATCGGAACGGACCAAAAGCACCGTTCCCAAGGTTCGGCGCGAACTCAATAAACGGCATGCCCAGCTGCAGAAAATCCACAGTGAGCGTATCGACTGGACGAGGTTCTACGGACATACAAGCAGCCTCCTAGCTAGCTAAAGATGATGGGCTTTGAGCGCACCGTGAACGACTGCGTCGTGCGGTAGCGTCCGTCACGTCCGTCGGCGTCTCTACCCAGTCGAAACGGCGGGAAATCCGCCGTGATACGCCAGATTCTGATTCCCCTGAATACACCCCGCGCCAGAGGATTCGCACCGTTGCTCTGCCCGCCGTTTTCCTGCAGCCGCTCGTAGATCTCGCGCTGCGTCTGCATGACGCTCTCGTAGCTCGGGTGTCTGCACTGAATTGTGATGGTGTTGGTTTCGCCGAGCAGCAGCTGCGGCTCGAGACCGCCGTCCGTGAACACCGTGATCGCGAGCTGCGCCGTCGTCTGGTACGGGGTCAGGTCCAGCAAGCCGTCGGTGTCATCGGTCGGCACGGGCGGCTCCTGCTGCACGAAGATCACACGATTCGCGGGGTCCGGATCGTCGTACAGACCGCCGAACGAAGCGAGCGGCGCGGGCGGAGCGCTGAGGTACTCTGCAATCGCCTGCTCCAGACCGATCGACATGGCTGCCCCTTCCTAGCTGAGCGCCTGCCGGATTTCGCGCTCGACACGGCGCCGAAATCGCTCAATGAACAGCCGCCGCTTTGCGTCGAGCGCACGGCTCAAAAACTTGCGACCCGCATTCGGCTTGAGCGCGGTCACGGGTCCAGGATTGAAAAATCCCTCGTGCTGGTAGAGCGCATATTCTTCGCTGTAAAACACCGTGTGCGTGATGAGGTTTTTTTGCCGGTCAACGCGCGTGCCGGCTGTATTGATCATCAGACCCGTTAGCTGTGGTGCCAGGTCGCGCGAGTCTGAGAGCGTCTCCTCGGCCGCACCCTGCTGCTCGTCCTCGAGCCCTGCGAGCGCCGCCTTGATGGCGCGGTCGATGTTTTTCTGAACCTGGCGCCGCCCTGTGAGCGCCACCGATCAGCCGATCTCGAGCAGCAGGTGATCGAGCTCCGAGCCCACGTAGAACGGGGACACACGGCGGATCAGCTGGCGCTTTTTCAGCACACCGCGAAAATCGGTGTATTGCAGGTGGTCGCCTTCCATTACATCCAGCACCTCGCCCTCGCAGTCTGTCGGGTCCAGCCGAAACGCTGCCGTGATCTGGTGCTCCCGTCCGTCCGGATCGCGGATCACGTGCGTCGACGGCTCGGCGTGCGCCATGAGATTCCCGTCGAGAAGCGGCCGCGCTCCGACCTCTCCGCTGCCCCGGCCCGCGCGCTTCGGTCGTTTGATCGCCAGGCTTCATCCGATCAACGCCTCGGCGCAGATCGACACGGCGCTACCAGCCCGCCCAGAGCAGGCTTACCGGCCGCGGTGTGGGCTGCGTCGAGCCCGGATCGTCATGCATCCCGCGCCAGAACGTCGGCTGTACGCGGTCGGTATCCAGCGCATCGCGTTCCTTTTCGGCGATCGACTGGCCGCCGGCGTAGATCGTCGCACCCTGATCGGCCTGCGCGCGCAGCTTGGCCGCCAGCGCGGCATAGTTCTTGGACAGCTCGGCCAGCTGCTTTGAGCTCCCGCCCACGCGGTACGTCACCGATTTCGCGAAGTGCGCACAGAGCGCATCCGCCGCAGCGGCCGCGGCGTAATAGAGCCCGCACTCGGAGTCGAGAAAGAACTGGATTTCCGCGTCGAAGAGTTTCGCCGACGCGCATTCGGTCTCGCCGACCAGCAGACGAACGGCATCAATCGGCCGTCCAGTTGGGTTGCAAGTGTACGTCTTACCACTCGATGCCATTCGTCTGCCCTCTCTAGCCTAGTTGGCTAGTCAGTCTCGCTATCGGGTGCCTGCCTGCGGCGGGCGGGTCGCGGGGCGGGCTCGGGCTCCGGGCGCAGTGCAGGGTCCGACCCTGCGGCTGCACGCGGCACCGCCTGAGGCGGCACACCGCTTAGCCCCTTCACTCCGATGCGGCCGGCTTGTATTTCGCGCGCGAGCGCGTTTCCGGGCCAGCTGCTGGCCTCTGGGATCACCTCGCCCGGCTGGACGACCCGCAGGCGCGGCCGCCCTCGCTGGTCCAGTGTGAGGCCCTGCACCTTGCAATGCTGCAGTGCGATGTATTCAGCCATGCCCTACCGCCTTTAGCTGATCGGTGCGAGGAACAGGTGCCCGAGCTCGTTCGCCACGATGCGCGTGTCGAACGCGAGCTCGCATTCCACGCGGTCAGCCTTCAGATGCGCCATGCGAAAGCGCATCATGCGGCTGGCAAACGCCGAGGCGCCGAGCAGCCCAGTCCATGCGAACGTGTAGCCCGCGGACGGTACGGCCAGCCCTGGATTGCGCGCGCGGTGCACCAGCAGCGCGTTGTCGCCGACGATGAAGTCAGACGCCTCGGCGAGACCCTCAGCTGCTGAGTTCTGCACCGCCTCGGCGACTAGCACCTCTTCGAGCTCGAGCACCGCAGCGAGATGCGCGCGCGAGACCGTCGCGATGCCGCTCGTCTGTCCCGCGTTGATGCGCGTCACAAAATCCGGGTGATCCTGCAGCACCGCCCAGACCCGAGGACTGAGTACCAGCACGTTCGGCTTTCGGCCGGTCGCAGCCTGCCGATTGATGATCTCGGCTCGAATGTCTGCGATCGGAGTCGAGCCGACCGCATCCCAGAGCGTGCCAGGCGTATTCTCACCCGCCCACACACCCGTGATGAAATACGACTCGGCCCAAGTGACGTCGCGCAGAATCATGCACTGCGACATGAGGAAGCGCGTCGCATCCTCATCCGGCCGCAGCTCCGCATCGGAGTTCGAGCGCTCCTCGTCCGCGATGTCCTTGTGTACCGCGAAGACGTCGCAGAAATACAGGTCCCGGGTAAGCCCGTAGCCCGAGCCGGCGGACTCGGTCGCGGGTGCACGGCGGCGCGCTTCGCTTCGGTTGAAATCTGCCCGGCTGTACGTCGTGAACATGTTCGACTGAAAATTGACCGGGACGACTGGGAACACCTTGTCTGCAATCCAGACGTCATCGGTCTGAGCGAAGTCGATCGAAATATCGGTAAGAGCACGGTCGACGTGCACGTCCGACGCGGTCGGCTGCAGCTTGGCGAAGCGCGTGCTGCGCCCCGCCGCGGTGCCACGCGAGCGGATCGGAAAATTCCGAGTCTTCGCGTAGCGAGCGCGCCTGCGCGCGCTCCCATACTGTTGAATGTCTCTCATGTCGAAAACTCCTCGAGCTGAGCGCCGAAGCGCAATTAGTTGAGCTGCCCGCCGCGTAGTAGTTCGACGGTGATGATCTCGCCCGCACCGGCAGAGCCCAGCCGCGCGATGCCCGCGACCCGGTCGCCCGACGCCGCATCGACTGCGCGTCCCGTTGCGTCCGAAGTGACCTCCGCGCCGATCGTCACGGCGTCGCCGGAGACGACCTTAGAGAGTCCGTCGGACATATACGCGACCGCTCGGTCAATCGCGCTTGCGTTGTTGTCCTGCGCCACACCGATCACCGCCACGCCAGCACCCGCCAGCACCGCGCGCCCGTTGCCGTCGACCGCGAGAAAACGAAACTGCGCACCGCTTAAGTCCCCGGCAGCGTCGATGCTGTGCAGATCACCGGGAGTCTGAAAAGCCATAGTGAAAACCTCCAATATCGGCGCATCGCCGAAGTTTGAGTGAAGCGGGACTCAGTCCGCGCTAGTTGACGTTCTGCTCGTCCCTGTAGTCCTCATACAGATCGGGATTGTCACGCATGACCTGCACGCGGCACTTCTCGATGCTCATGGCTGGATTCTTCTCGTGCATCGCCTCGGCGAGTTTGCAAATTTCCATGTACGCGGCGTCGCCCTCTGGTGCCGCATCGCCCAGTGCGGTGCCGAGCTCATCGAACAGCCCGCCGCTGCGCCGGATGGCAGCAGCCTGCGCCTCGAAGCTCTTGACGAGCTCTGCGCGCACGCTCTCGTCTTCGATTTTCCACAGCTTCTCGATCAGCGCTTCGCGAGGCTCGGGCATGCCCTCGAGGTCGCCTACAGACTTTGCGAACGCTGCGCGCGCGGCGCTGGCCTTGAGCACCGAGACGTCTGCGAGCATCGCCTTGGCCTGCGCCTCGGCTCTATCTGCGCGATCGTGTGCGGCTTTGAGCAGCGGCTCAACGCTCTTCCTGATCGCCTCGGGCAGACCCTCGAGCGGGTCGAGCTTCTTGGGCTCGTCTTTGGTGCCCTTCAGCTTCGCAATGTCTGCGGTGAGCGTGGCGATCTGTGCGCTCTGCTCTTCGCTCTTTTTGACTGCGGCTTCGACGGCCGCGCGATCCTCTGGGCTCAGCTTGCTGAGATCCATCCTGTGACCCTCCTGCGTTGAGCCGGTCGACTTGTCCGGCGGTTGGAATTGAAACAGCGCTGCGAGCGTGCTTGCTACTTCGTGCACGTCCGGACGGAACAGCCCGCCCATGCGCTTGACGATGCGGCCAGCCATGATGGCGGCCAGATCCGTATCGATGCTGCCGACGAATTGGCCGATCGTCTCGCGGATGCGGTCCTCGGCCGGGCCCTGGTCGCCCTGCTCGACGAATAGGATCGTCCAGACCGAGTGGCTGAGATCATCGATCCGCGATCTGATCACTTCGACGATCTGGTCGCCCATGCGATCCTGGCGGATCTCGTCAAAAAGCCGCTTCTCGATCTGCTCGGCCGACTCGCGCGCGCGCAGTAGATCTCGCACGCGCTGTGCGACCTCGCCGACCTCGCCAGACCGGGCGCGCTTGAACAGCGAGATGAGCGCGGGCGGATTGTCGCCCTCATCGACCAGAGACACCTCATCGATCACTACGTCGCGGAGCCATTCCCTAGGCAGCGGCATCGACTGATTCCTTTCGTGCACTGCCACCGATTGAGAACGCCCGGAACCTGCGCGACTTCACGCCCTCCCATGCATCGTCATCGGTGACTTTGAATCCGATGAACCATCCGCGTTTCTTCGATACGATTCCGCGCGCCTGCGCGATCTCGTCTGTGATGACGATCGAGTGGCAGACCTCGCCAGCTGAGCGTTTGTGCATCTGCCCGCCGATACGCGACTCGAGCATGAAGCCCTCTGCGGCTTTCTCGATGTCGGCGATCGAGACGGCCTGCCCGCTGTGATCGATGACCTGCGCACCGCTCTCATCGTTCGATACGTAGCCCCAACCGAATACGATGCGGCGCTCCGCGTCCAGCTTCTCGATTTCGACGCGGTGCTGTAGCTCTCCGGCCATCTCTCAACGCCCTTTCTTCGGTGAGGTAGTGCGCCAGTGCGGGCGCGAACGTTTCTTGCGGCGTGCAGCGATGGGCACGCGGAACGGTCCCGGCTGCCCAGAGCCGGGCAAGCTCGGGAACGGCAGAATCGTGGCGCCAGAATCATCTTGTAGGTCTGGCACGAGGCCACGGCCGAGCGCAGCGGCCGCGCCGGCGAGCGCAGCACCGATCAGGAACAGCGGCACTGCCGCGCCGCCTCTACCTGGCGGCCTGGTCCCCGGTATGGTTCCCGATCGGCTCTCGTCGCTGCCCGACGGGTCCGGGTCGTCGCCATACTCCAGGAAACATCGACACGAAAGATGCCCGGGCGGACTGAGTCCGACGAAGCCGCGGCGCGAAAAGCTGTCGTTGAACCGGATCGTCACGCCGTGCAGAGGCTCGCAGATGGGGCACACACGGTCATCCAGGACGGTGAACCACGTCTTATAGAGCAGCGACGTGTCGACTTGATTGCTCGCTGCGGCCTGCTCCCAAAAACCGCGCTCGCCGTGCTGGATCGCGACCTGCGTCTCGTTCTCGGCGATGTTGCGCCCGCGCTGGCGCAGCAGCCGATTGCGGTAGTTCTCCACGTCTTCGGCTATCGCCTAGCGCGCGAGCGCGGTATCCGCCTGCTCGCTGACGATGCGCTGCGCGGTGATGCGCTCCTCGAAGCGCGCGAGCGCTTTGGCCTGCTGGCGTGTGAGACCTACTTTCTGCCCGATGTCGCGCGCGGCCTGCGTCGGCGAAAAGCCCTGCGTCAGACTGTCCGCGACGATCTGGTTCACGGCTTTGCGGGTCTCGGCGTTGATCCCCACGATGCGCTGGCCGCCCTGCCCGCGGATGAACCGCTCGGCGATGTCGGTGATCAGACTGGGGTCGATATCGATCGAGGGCGCACCCGAGAAGCGCAGCCCCAGCCGTGCACCGCCATCGATCGCTTCGCGAAATTGATTCGACAGCGCGGTCGCAATGTCCGCCTGGATCGACGCCAGCCCTTCCTCGGGCACGCCCAGCACCGTGCCTGTGAGGATGCGCCCGAGCAGCTCCTCGGTTACGTCGAAGCGTCCGCGCTCGATGATCTCGAGATACTCGCGCTCAAACTTCGCTGCGAGCGCCTCGCGCAGCTCGCGGTTCGACTTCCGTTCCTTTCGGCTTACCTTGGCGATCGGCCCGCGCCTGCGGGATTTCGCAGCCGCGAATCGAAACATGCAGGCTCTCCCTAGAGTGGGTCCGGATCGCCCGGCCGCCGTGCGCGCAGCGTCAGGCAGCGTTTGCATTCGAGGGAGCGGCGCAGCACCAGATGCGGCGTCTGTCCGCCGCAGCGTCTGCAGGCCGCTTGCGCCAGGTATCCCGCGCACTGCGCGCCCATCGTCTCGCCGGATCGGCCGGCTGGTCCGCGTGCCGGCCTGCTCGCCTGCGGCCGGCTGGCTGGACTGCCCAGCTGTACGCTCGCGCGGCTAGTCGGAGAGGTCATCGGTCGTAGCCGGCGGCTTGGGCGGCTGCGGCCCGGGCAAAGGCGGCAGCGGCAGCTCGGACGGATCCTCGTCCGGCAGGCCCGCCTGCTGGCGCAGGTGGCGCTGCGTGGCCGGTCCCGTGAGGTCGATTCCGGCGTTCGTGAGCTGCGCGACGTACGCTCCCAGCTTCTCGATCGATACGCTTTCGATGTCGCCGTGCGCCAGCGTCGGCGTCTCATCGGCTACGAACGCGTTCAGCTCGAGCAGCCGTGGGATCGCGAAGCGGTTGAACTGCTCGACGATCGCCTCGAGAAACGCCCCGATGGCCACCGCAAACAGCTCAGTCTTGCTCTCAGCGAGCGCGAATGATCCGGTCTGCCCCGCCTGCCCCAGCATCAGGAAATCGGCGAGCACGGTGCCCACAATGCGGCGGTCGTAGCGATTGATGATCGCGTCGGTGTCGAACTGCCGCTGTCCGCCGGTTGTGAGCAGCTCGATTTTGTAGGTCTGGTTGCCCTTCTCGTCGTATGCCAGCGGAAATACGATGCCCTCTTTTTCATCGCGGCGAATGTTCGTCACGATCTGCTCGATTTCCCTGCGCAGTGCGCGCTGCTCGTCTGTGCAGTTCGGGTTTAGCAGCTTGGGCGGCACGAGCGCCATCGGCAGGCCGGTCAGGTCGCGGTCGACGCCGATTGCCTCGATCGTCTCGATTTTGGTTTTCATGTACCAGGGCCGGTAGGCGTTGCGCAGGATGCTGCGCCCTTCTGGATTGCCTTTGTGCGCGCTCGGACGAAACAGCAGCCGCCGCTGAATCCGCATTACGAGTATGCTGAAATCAGGCAGCGCCTGTTGATGCAGCCCGATCACGTCGCCGTGCTCGTCGAACAGCCACCGCTCGATGGTTTCCTGCGCGCGCAGCGCGAGCCGCTTCCAGCCGATGCGCCCGTCTCGGTGTTTGGATCCGAGCGCCGGGTCGATGTTGCGGCCGCTCCTGCGTTTGTAGACCTCCTCGATCGGTGCGAAGCCAGCCCAGAGCATCGAGAGAATCTCGGAGAGCGTATCGTCCCACGTGTCATGCATGTCGAAGAGGCAGCTCTCGACGAATTCGGCGATATCGACGTCTCGTGGCGACTCGCTCGCCGGCTCTACGCTCCAGTCTACTTGCCGGATGAGCATCTCGATCGCGAACAGCAGCGCGCCGATGACCGGGTCGTTGTCGCGCATCTGCTTGAGCACTTTGATTCCGCGCTTGCCGCGCAGCTCGGGCAAGAACTCCTCATGAATCATTCCGCCGTGCTGCTCGAGCCCAGAGACTCCGAGTGCTTCGAGCGGGTCGGTGCGGTCCGCTCCCGGCAGGAGCTTCAGCACACTGTCGTCTGTGGCCACTACATTGCCCCCCAGGGTGAACTGCGGTCGGCCTTGCCAATACCGCTCACGCTCTGCACCTCGTCGAGTTTACTGCCCATCAGCTCGGTGATCGCCCACACCAGAGCATCGAGCCGGCCGGGCGAGTAGTCCGACTGTCCCGGCACAAAATTGCAGCATTGATCCTCCAGGTCGGTGAAATATCCGACGTGGTGCACCCGTCCCTGCTCGTAGAGCCCGACGATCGGCTCGGCCCGGATCGCCTTGCCGCGCGATGCGTTCACAGCCTTGTAGGGGAATTCCTCGCGGACGGTGCGCAGGGTGATCTCGACGAGCTCGCCGCCGTTGTTGACCTCGCCGACGATGCGGACGGCGCACTGTGCATCGAACACGTCGAGCACCATCTCCGACCACTGGAGCGGACCCATGTCGCCGCTCTCATCCTGCAGCACGTAGAAATGCGAGGTGAGCTTGCCGCGCGCGTTTCGGTGCCAGGAACGGCCCGCCGCCACGATGCCAACCTCGTCCGCATCCTCGCCGGTCGTGGTGTTGGGATCGACCGCGACGACGATGCGGTCAAGGTCCGGCGTCACTTCGCCCGCGCCCAGTCGGTGATCGTCGAAGAGCTTGCGGCCCCAGAGCGCGCCGTCGGCCTCGTCGAGAATCTTGGCAAAGATCTCCTGTTGGCCTTTGGTCGTCCCTGCGTTCTTCTCGATCACCTCATCGAAAAACGAGGGTGCGAGATTGCGCTGGTTGTCGTACGTCGAGCCGCCCGTGACCACAGTGTGATCACGCGCGTACAGCTCCTTCAGGAAGCGCAGCGGCCTCGGGGTCGTGGTGATGCACAGACGCGGCTTTGGGCCCGCGCGCAGCGTATACATCAGGTTATCCCATGACGCGCGCAGCCGGACCCAGGATGCGAGCTCGTCCGCCCATGCGAATTCAAACTCCGGACCGCGGATCGAGTC